ACCAAATGTGGGAAAACAGATTTGTGTCGTATTTACACATGTGGTTGCAAGTGGTGTCCAGAAGAATACCTTAAAAACTTTGATTACGTTCCTACACGTATTGTCAAGTGTCCGCATGGAACCGTCGCCACAATTTCATCTTCTGAAGGCGTTACTGGTATTGATTGGAGCTACAATGCAGGCCACGAAATGATGCAATTTGTCAATTTAATTGGACAATATGGTGCCAAACGCACAGAATTACGAGGTACACAGGCTGATATCTTTAATTATCTTCTTCCGCGCGTTGCCGAGAGAGGTGCTTTTTTGTTGACTCAAATGGAGCCAGGAACTTTACCTACATGGAATTTGCTTGATCGCGGCAATTACGGTGAACACTCGTTTCCTGACGGATCTGTGGGTGCCATTCACGAAAAGGAACGAGGCCGTTTGTCGAAAGATATGTGTGCGTCTCAAATCTGCGACTATATGTTTGATTTCTTCATAAATTTGTCGTCTAACCTGGACTCACGTGCTGAAATTCGCGTATTACTTCAAAATGCTATTTCTTCGGTCTTCGTTGCTAGTCCTAAGCTTGAGGTTATTGCTGCAAAACGTGTTGATGGTGACGATGGATGTTCTTGGAGGGTTAACCCCAAAGCGCGTATTTTCCAGATGCAAAATGGTGTTACCTATGCTATCTCTCGCATGTTTATGTCCCCGTTTACTCAAAACGGCGGTTCTGGCAACTATCCGTATTGTCAACCCAGCGCTTTGGGTATGAACTTCACTGGAGATTCTGCTAAGTCGTTCTTTTCCGAGTTCTTTGGAATACATCCAGAACGCATGTCCAATTTGAAGAAAGGCGAACTCAAAGAGATCGAATCGGAAATTCTTAGGACTAGAACTGTCTGGGAAGCCGACGCAAAGACGTATGATCTTAGCTTAATGGCACAAATAATCATGCAGGTTATGATGGCAATTTACGAAAGGTATGATACTGCCCCCCACGAAGATGACGACGATTTTGTTGCTGACCAAAAATTCATGTTTCGTTTGATTTGTGCTAGGTTAGTTGAAATCGGAGCTGTGAAAGTCACTTCTCGCCTCGATGGAAAAGGTTTTCATACGCTTATTGGTACTATGGCTAGTGGAAGTTATGAAACTAGCTACATCAATACTGCCTGTAACCTCTTCCACCATTTCGTTGTTTATGTCCTTTACTGGCATACAATCGAAAACGTACCTTTAGAGGAAGCCATAGAACTTGTCAATCTCCATTTTTTGCAAGGTGTTATACGCATCAAGCTCTTTGGTGACGACGTGTTGGCAAATCATGATAAGCTGATCTATTCTAAATGGTCTGGCAAATTCTATCGCGACACTATTAAAGAATATTGCAATGTTACTGTCCCTGAGTCAGATTATGTGGAGTCCACCAAGATATTCATAACGTCTGAGTCGTTGGGTCCTGTGCGAGAAAAAGGTGTTTTTACCTTCCTTAAGTTCTCCTTTATGGCTTTTGACTACGATGACCTTCCTGCTGTCGTGTGTTTTGTCCGTCATGATTGCCAGTCTATACCCAAGCTGTTTACTAGTTCGGATAAGGAATTGACCAGAATGACACTCTACCAGCGTGCCATTTGTCTTATGTGGACTGTAGGAGCCAACTATCGTACGTACTACGCATGCCGAAGGGTAATTAAATCTTTAGGTGAACGGGTCATCGGTGTTATGGGTGACTATACTGACATGCTTAGTCGCGTTGGTCTTGGTAATGACATCTTTCAGAGGGGTCCTCCGTCATACCAAGAGGTTTTAAGCTTTCATGCGTATCCTCCCATCAACTATCAGCCGCGTCGCATTCGCACCATCATTCCTTGGACTATCATCGTGCGTTATCCTAATTTGAAGCCGTATAATTTCACCAATCATGGTAAAATTGAGGAAGATTTGGCGGAAGAAACTCGCAGTCGCCAGGAGGCCTGCAGGTTGAAGCGTATTGCTATGTTAGCTTTCCGCGCACAACGACGACGCGAGATCACGGGCCAAGATCTTCTTGCTTTGCCTGTGGCTGTTGGCGATGCTTGATAATGCCGG